CCAAGAGCAGATTATGCAACAGCAGCAAGACCCGCTTACTCAAATTCAGCAGCGCGAGTTGGCTATCAAAGAAGCCGAAGCGCAGCATAAGATGAAGATGGATGAGTTGAAGCTACAACTTGAAGCAGCAAAACTACAAAGCGATAACAAAATCGCAGGGGCTAAGATCGGCGCACAGATTGCGTCCGAATTAGATGATCGCCAGCGTAAAGATAAGATTGCTGGTACAAAAATTGGGTTAGAGATAGCGAAGGAGCTAGATAAGGGTGGAACATAGCGTTTTTGAATTACTCCAAATGCAATTATCGGAGTATAAAAGCGAGATAAGTGATTATTTGGCGTCGGGATACGCCAAGAACATGGAAGAATATAACCGAATGGTTGGAAAGGTCGAGTTAATCAACAGATTATCTGATGATGTAGAACAACTTGAGAAAAGGTATATTGCGTCATAACTTGTTTATGTGTAGTTTACTAGTATTCGCGGATGGTCCGCGCAAGGTAACGGTGAACCTTAAATCACTGCAAAAAAGGGTGAAATATGTACGCGACAGTAAATGTCGAAGACACACAGGTAAGTGAAAGCTTACAGTCTAAGTTACCAGAACCTACGGGATACAGGCTTCTGATCGCACTTCCAGAGATTAGTGAAAAGACTGAAGGCGGGGTGTTCATGCCCGACGGCCTAAAGAAAGACGAATCAACCGCGTCTATTATCGGTTTTGTTCTAAAGACAGGGCCAGACGCATATTCTGATGCATCTAGATTCCCAGGTGGGGCTTGGTGTAAAGAAGGTGATTTCGTTATTTTCCGTTCTTATTCTGGGACTCGGTTCAAGATTCAAGGCAAAGAGTTCCGTTTAATTAACGACGACACTGTTGAAGCAGTTGTCGATGATCCACGGGGGTACACACGCGCATGAACAATACAGCAGAGAATATAGAAGTTGAAGAAGACGAGGGCTTTGAAGTAGAAATCGAAGATTCTGCAGAAGAAGTCAAAGAAGAGCCAGTTAAAGCCGAAACTAAAGAGGTAGAAGACGACTCTGAATCTTCTGATAAAGAAGTTGATAACTATAGCGAGCGTGTTCAAAAACGCATAGATCAGCTTAAGTTTGAATATCATGAAGAGCGCCGCGCTAAAGAAGCCGCAGCACAACTTCAAGAAGAAGCAATTAAGTATGCGCAACAAGTAAAAGAAGAGAACGATAAACTTCGTAAGTCTTTGCAAAGCAACGAAGAAGTTCTTTTGACTCAAGCACAAACACGTGTTGGTGCGCAGCTAGAACAAGCTAAGATTAAGTACAAAGCTGCTTATGAGTCTGGAGACCCAGACGCCTTGCTCGAAGCGCAGGAACAGCTTACAAAACTTCAGAACGAACAGTATCGTTTTGAAAACTATAAACCTAAGCCTATGGAAGAAGCCGCGCCTGTACCGCAGGCAAAAGCTCCAGAAGCCGCGCCAGAAGTCCCTAAGCCCCCTCAACGTGCTATAGATTGGGCTGAAAACAACAAATGGTTTGGTCAAGATAAACGCATGACAGGCTTCGCCTATGGCGTTCACGAAGAACTAATCCAAAATGGTGTTGATGGAAACAGCGAAGAGTATTACAATCAGATTGACGCCGCCATGAGGCAGGCGTTCCCAGATAAGTTTGAAGTTGCGGCAGAGGAGCCTGCATCACAGCAACGACAAACAGGCAACGTGGTTGCCCCAACGTCTCGTACGTCGAAAAAGCCACGCAAAGTGAAATTGTCTCCATCCGCAGCGGCTCTCGCCAAGCGCCTCGGATTAACAGCTGAACAGTATGCGGCGCAATTAATGAAGGAAAACGGCAATGGCTGATAGAACTCCACGCACTACAGACACTCGTGAGAAAACAGAGCGTAAAAAAGGATGGACTCGTCCGTCTGCACTGCCTACCCCCGAGCCACGTGATGGCTTGCACTTCCGCTGGATTCGTACAGCAACCCTGGGTAACAGTGACAATACGAATGTTTCTTCTCGTTTTCGTGAGGGTTACAGTCCAGTCAAAGCGTCTGATCATCCTGAATTGAAAATTGTGTCCGACTTCGACTCTCGATTCAAGGACAACATTGAAGTAGGTGGACTGCTACTATGCAGTATCCCTGCTGAAATCGCAGAAGAACGCACTGAAGCACAGCTAGATCAGGCAAGACATGCTGAACAAGCAGTGGACCGTAATTTCATGAGAGAAAGCGATCCTCGTATGCCAGTATTGAATCCTGAGCGTTCATCTCGAACTTCGTTTGGGAAGTAACCTTTTTTAGGGAGCTTCCTTGGTTAAAAATTGATTAGGAGAAAGAGCAATGGCTACTACAGCAGCTCCCTATGGCCTAAAGCCCGTTAAACGCGCGGACGGTCAGCCCTATGCAGGGGCAACTTCTACATACCTGATCGATCCTGCTGGCGAGGCGACCAACATCTTTTATGGTCAAGCTGTCATTATCGGGGCCGATGGGTATATCGCACTAGCGACTGGTACAGGTGCAGACCTTACAACTAACTCAATCTCAGGCACTTCAGGTGTTGGAACAATCGGCGTGTTTGTTGGTTGTGAATACGAGAATGACGAAGGTCAAACTGTACACGCTCAGTATTACCCTTCAGGTAAAACAAACGCGAAAGCATACGTTGTTGACGATCCAAACGTACTATTCCAAGCACAGCTTGATGGTACAGGAGCGCAAACAGTAATTGGTGCTAACACATTCTTTGCTGCGGCACAGACTACCTCAACAGGTTCAACTGCTACAGGTAATTCAAACTCAGCATTGGACGCAACTGTTGTAACTACAGCAGCGGCATTCCGCATCGTAGCTCACGTCTCTGACGCGGCAGATGCATACCCAGATGTGTTGGTTAAGATCAATCCTGGTGCACACCAGATGACTAACAACGTAGGCTTATAAGGAGGCTAAACAATGGCTATTTCACGCGCCCAGCTCCTTAAAGAGCTACTACCAGGTCTAAACGCATTGTATGGCTTGGAATACGCAAAGTATGAAGACGAACACGCAGAAATCTATGAGACTGAAAATTCAGAGCGTAGCTTTGAAGAGGAAGTCAAATTGAGCGGTTTCGGAGCAGCCCCTGTGAAAGCAGAAGGTTCAGCGATTTCATACGACAACGCTCAAGAGCACTACACAGCTCGCTACAACCACGAAACAATCGCAATGGGTTTCTCTATCACTGAAGAAGCGATGGAAGATAACTTGTACGATTCGTTGTCAGCGCGTTATACAAAAGCACTAGCTCGCGCTATGGCTTATACTAAGCAAACAAAGGCTGCGAATATCCTGAACACAGGTTTCACAACATTCCAGTCTGGTGACGGCGTAGCGCTGTTCTCAGCGTCACACCCAACTGTTGCTGGTGGTACTAACGCAAACACACTAGCGGTTGCGGCAGACTTGAACGAGACTTCACTTGAGCAAGCAGTTATCGATATCGCAGCGTTCACAGACGAACGTGGCCTATTGATCGCGGCTCGCCCACGTAAGCTAATCGTTCCACCTGCGCTAATGTTCGTGGCAACTCGTTTGCTACAAACAGAGCTACGCACAGGTACAGCGGATAACGATACAAACGCATTGCGTTCAAACGGTTCTATCCCTGAAGGCTACCGTGTAAACCACTACCTAACAGACACAGATGCGTTCTTCATCACTACAGATGTTCCAAACGGACTGAAGCACTTCGTGCGTACTCCAATGGCGACATCTATGGACGGTGATTTCGATACAGGTAACGTGCGCTATAAAGCGCGTGAGCGTTACTCATTCGGCGTTTCTGATCCGCTAGGTATCTACGGTTCCCCTGGAGCGTAAAACATGGTATAAGGTGTTTATCTCTCCCAATGAGATACACCTCCCTGTTGGATTGGGGCTGCGAAAGCGGCCCCTTTCTTTTTTATAAAAGTATGTTATTCTGATTTCGGGGTTCACATTAGCCTTGCAGACAGGACACACCCCACCTGACGTTGCACAGACTGCTAGGCAAAACCTTGTGCAAAGGGTATTATACTATGGCTTCAACTACATTCTCAGGTCCAGTGACTTCTACTGGCGGTTTCACAGGTGACGTAACAGGTGACGTTGTTGGTGTTATCAAACTAACAGCATACACAGTTGCGACAGCTCCATCTGCTTCTACATCAGGTGCAGGTACAATGATCTATGTATCTGACGGCGCAGCAGGCAGTGAAATCGTTGCTTTCTCTGACGGCACTGATTGGCTTCGTGTGGATACTCGCGCTGCTATTGCCGCATCGTAAGGGGGTGACTCATGGGACTAATCCCTAAAGAACCACCCAGCGCAGAAGAACTAGCTCGTCGTGGTATCGGCGTAAAGAAAGTTCGCGCTCGCAATGAAGACGGTACGCTAAAAGCGGATGATCCTTCTACACCTGATGTGAATGAGGCGTGGGAAGAAAAACCTGCACCCAAAAAGCGTGGTCGTCCTAAGAAGAAAAAGGATTGATAAATGTCTTCTGACGTAAAAGCAAAGCGTGTTACAGGAACTGGGTCACTTGGTATTGGCCCAGCTCGCATTCGGCAGATTCAAGTTCTCACCGCAAGCGGGACTCCTCGTCTAACTATCACTGATGGTAACGGCGGGGCTACTGTACTTGATCTTGATCTGCTTGCATCAGACGTACACTCAGTGAACATTCCAGCAGACGGTATGCGTGTAGAT